TTTGGGCGCATAGTAAAGGACGGGAATGAAATTGACTTTACACCAGAGTTTGCGTCCAAGTTCAAGTTGCCGCATTTCAAACCACCCATTAAGCGCGGGTCACATAATGACGACACCCCTGCGGGAGGTTTCATCGTTGGATTAGAAGTGAGAGAAGACGGGTTGTATGCTATTCCAGAGTTCAACGAAAAGGGCATCCAGGCCGTAAATGACGGGGATTATCGCTACCACTCGCCTGAGGTAGTGTGGGGCGATGGTCCAGTATTTGAAAACCCAGAGACCGGGGAATACATCCACGGGCCTCTGATTGTTGGTGATGCGCTGCTGCACATGCCGCATTTGGGCGAGTCAGCCGCATTATATACAGTAGAACCCATAAGGGAGGTAAATATGACTGAAAAAGTCGAAACCGTGGAAGTTCCGAAGAAATGGTATGATGGTGTTTTTGCCATGTTCCAGGCTAAAGAGCCTGAGCCCATTGAGGAGCCGAAACAAGAACCGGTGATTGAGGCAGACAAGTTTGAAGCGTTGCAGGTCGAGCGTGACAATTTTGAAGCTGAAATCAATCGGATGAAGGCTGAGGTTGAAAAGACGGAGCGAATTGAGAAATATACTGCTGCTGTCAAAGAAACCAAGGCCAACGAGGAATTTGCCGAAATCTTGGCGGGATTGGAAGACGAGACCGCAGACCGCATTGTTCAGGAGTTCAAGGCGCTGAGTGAGCAGATCAAAGAAGCTGACTTGTTGAGCGAAAAGGGCACCAGCGGCGACGGATTACCGGAAGATCCCCGTGAGGCACTTAATGCTGCTATCAAAGCCAAGATGGAAGAGGCCAAAGTTGACTATAACGCCGCTTTCAGGATGGTCCGAGAGGAAAGTCCTGAGCTGGTGACTAACCAAAAGGGAGGTAAATAATGGCTGTAGGAGGACAGTACTGGACAGCCACCAACGGACTGGTTGCCACCGGTTCGCTGGCAGCTTATCAATATTATGTCGTAAAGCACGGCAGCACTGCGGGCACCGTCAAGGTCGCCGACACGGCCGCCACTGATACGCTGGTAGGCATTCTTATGAATGACCCAGCGAGCGGAGAGGCGGCAGAAGTGGCAGTTCTTGGAGTTGTGAGAGCTGCGGCAGAGGCTAGCGTTACGGCGGGAGCCGCTTTGACTTGTTCGAGCACTGGACGGGTGAAGGCGACCACAACCGATTTGAATCAGGTTGTGGGGTATGCTCTGGAAGCATCAGCAACGGCGGGAGATTTAATCAACATCGTGGTTGCTAGACAAACACTGGCAGACAGCTAGTACAGGGAGGATATAAATTATGTCTTTACCAACCGGCACAGATGTACAGGCCGTTGACCCTGTACTGACCAATATGTTAGTCGGCTACATGAACGCCGACAGCCGCTTTATCGCAGATCGTGCATTCCCCGGAGTGCCCGTAGAGACCGACAGCGGTACCTACTATATTTTTGACAAAAAGTACTTTTTCCTGGACGATGCAAAGCAACGCGCTTACGGCGCTAACTTTGCTGAAGCTGGGTTCGGTGTAAGTTCTACGACTTATACGACCGTTCAATACGCAATTAGCCAGGCAATCGCCAGAGAGGTACGGGCTAACAGCCAGGTACCCATGGACCTTGAGCAGGCCGCCTTAAGGCGGATGTCTCATTTGCTGCTGATTCGGAAAGAACGAATGTTCTCAAGCGACTTCATGGCGATCAATGTTTGGGCAACTGACGCCACCGGGGGCACCACTTCGGACAAATGGAGCACTTATGCTTCATCTGATCCCGTTGCCGATGTCCTGACCGGGAAGCGAACCATAAGCCAATCAACAGGCTACAATCCCAACGTGATGATAATGGGCGAGATTGTGCGCGACAAGCTGCTCAATCACCCTGACCTGTTGGACCGCATCAAATACACCCAGACCGGTAATCTAAACAACATAGATGCCGCACTAGCGGGTATATTCGGCCTAGATGAAATCCTGGTTGGGTATGCGATCTATAACAGCGCCAACGAGGGACAGGACGCCAGCATGAGCGCCATCATTGATGACGACGCTCTGTTGATGTATCGATCACCTTCGCCGGGCATCTTCGATGCCTCAGCAGGCTATACCTTTTTCTGGCAGCCTGGGGGCGGGTTGGGTAGTGCTCTGGATATGTTCGAGGACAAGCACAAACGAGCCGACGTGATGCAGTCTCAACTGCAAATCGACCAAAAGGCCGTTGCCACCGACTGCGGTTACTTTTTCAGCGATTACGTGGACTAGGGGAGGCTAATTATGGCACATCCTCAGAGTACACCTCGTGGCGGAAAAGCTACCCAACGTCTTGATATCGGCGCTGGAAATATCCAGGCCGACAGCACCGGGAACATCAAGTTCTATGATGGCATCAAGCTGTCTAATAAGAAATACTTGGACGCGAACAGTACCGGCATCAAGATAACGGCTGAAACCGCAATACCCACCACGGACGGGGGCGATTACAAGATCGCCCTTGTTGTCACCGCGGCAGGAACTGCGGGATTAGCGATCAACACCACCGGCACAACTTGGAAATATTGCTTAATGACGAGTAACATCAACGCAACAGCCGGAGACTAGGTGACTGAGGCGGGGTTGTGGCCCTGTTGGGGGTGGTCCATTGGGCCGCCGCCCCGTTTCATTCTCCAACCACCCTGGAGAAGTGATGGCGAAAAGACCACCAAAAAAAGAATACAAAGGCAGCGCCTATATTGGCGTTGTAGGGCCGGACGGCGAGCACGGGCCATGTAGGGACAGTATAGAATCAATTGCCCGAAGGCCCGGAGACTCGCCGCCTGTATTTATGCGGGCAACCAAAGGATACGAGGCCCGACAAAAGCACCTTAACAACTTCATAGAAACAAAGTACGACTTTATCTTGCTGTTAGACCAGGATCAAACATTTCCTACTGACACGCTGGATAAATTAAGAAGCCATAAACTGCCATACGTAAGTGGGTTTTACATGCGGAGAAACTTACAAATACTCGCTCCTGTATGGTATCGGCCATCACGGGGAAAATGGCCAATGGAACCCTGGGTTGGACCAATCGAGAGGGGAAAACTCCACCCACTTGGTGCGAGCGGCTGGGGGTGTATGCTGATGCACCGAGATGTCATCATGGGGGTTCGAGCACTTCTCAAAGGGGAGTGGGAGGTGCTCGAAGATGACATGGATGTATGGCCGTATGACCTCAAACGAATTATGTCGGCTTTGCATGGGCTAGACGAATTGTTGAACACTGACAACCTAAATAGCATCGCAGTCAGGGCATTTGTTGACGTTCTCAAAAATGAAATACGCCCATTACGGGCTGACCGTGATCAGGTTGGATCTGATATCCGCTTTCCGTTTTATGCACTGAAGGCAGGTTTTCAGCTTTACGGAGATCCCGATGTAAGCTGTGGTCATATTGTCCAGCATGCGCTTTCATTAGCAGACTACGAATTAATCAGCGCTGAAATGTTTGACGAGGCAAGAAAAAACCAGCGCCGGTTCATCAACAAAGAACGGCGAAAGATGCGGGCACAGCAACAGGAGGTGACAGGTGAGTAATGTTCTCTTTATCACACCAGGCCCAATCAAATGGGCATCGTCCAGGTTGCGGGCGCATTGGATAGCGGAGGGGTTGGAAGATGCCAGCGTTCTGCAATACGAACACATTATTCAAGGCATAGAGCCAACCTACAGATATGACACAGTTGTTTTCGTAAAAGTGGCAGATACCAAAATAGTGAACTTGTTTAGAGAAGAGGGATCATGTGTCATCTGGGACATCTGCGACCCGGTTCATTGGTTTGCACCGGATGAAGCTAGACAGATGGCCGACAGTGTGGACCATATTACGGTTAGTAACGTCTCGCTTATGGGCGATTTTGTGGAATGGTGGAAACCCTGGAACAGCGAAGAACCTGCACTAAATGTACACTGCATCCCAGACCGCATTAAGCTATCTCACTACCCTATTCAGGCCGAACACAAACCCACCAACCATATCCGTTTCATCTGGTTCGGAGCTGGACAAAACCGGTTCACGCTAATGGGGGCATTGGCGAACCTGGACAGGTTGAAGGCTAACGGGGTTGACTTCTCACTTACTATATACGATGACCAACCACAGAACCAATGGAAAGCATCGTTTCCAGTTTATCACGCTGACTGGGAATTGGACCAGGAAAACGAAGTATTGGCATCTCATGACATCGCACTTATACCACCATACCCAGGCGCATGGGGTCGGGTAAAGAGCAATAACAAGATATTGACCGCCTGGGCCTGTGGTTTGCCGGTGACAGACGGGGAATACTTTTTGCCAATGTATGAACTGGCAACACGGGTAACACAAAGAGAAATATCAGCTCATGCGGGGATGGAAACGCTGAAAAGACACTACCTGATTGAGCAGTCCATACAGGACTTGAAAGGATTACTGAAATGAGGATTGTAATCATCGGTGGCACCCATCCAAGACACTTATACTATCATAACGCTATAGCTGATAACTTCAATGTTGTTGGGATGCTGCTGGAATATCGGGAGCACATGATACCCAAACCGCCAAAGGGTACCAGTGAGCGGGATACGGCATTGTTTAGGCGGCATTTTGAAGCACGGGACGCTAAAGAAGCTGAGTATTTCGGGAAACAGACTATACCAGATGTAAACGTAAGATTTACCACACAGGATAAGTTGCTCATGATAGAGAATGCTTTCTGGATTGAAAATCTAAAACCTGATATTGTACTGGTGTTTGGGTGTCACATGCTTTATGGGAGATTCCAAGAGGGCGTAGTTATTAACCTTCATCTGGGATTATCGCCTCGTTACCGTGGATCTGCTACCCTGTTCTGGCCATTCTACTTCCTGGAACCTCAATACGCAGGCTGCACGTTCCACCAGATTGTTGATGAACCCGACGCCGGGGAGATATTGCACCAATGTAGACCGGAACTAAAACGAGGCGATACCATCCATGACGTGCAATGCAGAGCGGTTGTCAAAGCGACCGCCGATATGCTGGAACTGTTGGAGCGGTGGTCTGACTGGAATTTTAAAGAGCAGCGCAACACCGGAAAATGTTTCCTCACGACCGACTTCATTCCTCAGCATCTACGCAACATTTACGAAGCGTATGACGATAACCTGGTTGACGCCTATCTTGACGGGGAGTTAGCAGACCGGGAACCATATTTGTATCAGGGAAATCTCAATGTTTAGCGGAATACACAGTTTTGAGGACAGGCCGAAGCACAGACTAAGCGAATGCCCCACACAGAAAGAGTATGAAATTAGAGCACTCGCAGGGATATACAGCCGAATAGCACCAAAGCGACGAGTGGTTGAAATAGGAACGCAACGGGGCTACTCTCTGAGATTTTGGTTAGAACTTGCCCAACCCGGCGCAACCATCGTTGCAATAGACTGGTGGAACAAAAAAGAAATGGCAGAAGACCCCAGGCCAACATGGGAAAGCTGGGTGCCTGAGGGTGTCAACTTCCACAGCATCATCGGAGACAGCCACCATGATAAAACCAGAGAGGTGCTGCTTAGACTGGTGTATGAAATCGACTTCCTCTTCATCGACGGAGACCACACTTATGAGGGCGTTACCCAGGACTGGCACATGTACGGTCCACTGGTGAGACCTGGCGGGGTTATCGCATTCCATGACCTGATTACACCTGACTTCTCGCCTCATATCGGTGTCGGTAAACTATGGCGAGAAATTCAGCGGGCGGGATACAAGACGATTGAACTATACGCCCAACCAGAGAGCGAGCAGAAATGGGGTGGAATCGGTGTGGTTTTTGTATGAGATACGGCATAGTTGACCACAACAACACCATTAGACCGATAGTACTAGCAATGAATGCGTTAGGACATTCACCGGTCAATGACGATCCTGAGATAATTCTAATAGACCACGACAGCCCGGAATATTACAGGAACATTATTAAACATTACCCGGATGCGAAAGTTATACTTTATCCACACGGCGAACCCTATATGTTCGCCTGGGATGGGATATGGCCCGTAAACCCACGAACGGATTTATACCTGAGTTCCAACGAGGGGGCGGCTGAAATTATGAAGCGTTACGGGTATGAGAAAACCATCCGGGTTATTGGATGGTTCAGAGGACAGCAAAAAAAATGGTCTCCGCCAGAGCAACTTGAGCGGGTGTTATTTGCTCCAATTCACCCGCTCAACTCTGGATATTTGAATAAATTTCACAAACAAGCCAATATTAAGGCATACAAGGCACTTCTCAATATGCCAATAAAATTAATTGTCAGGCATATTGGCAACATACCATCAAACGGCTTATGGCCTGTTGACGGTGTTGAGTTTATCAGCGGGAAAATGGATGGAAGCATAACAGCCGCTGACCTAGTTGTCAGTAATATTGGAACCTACTTAACGGTGAGCGTTGCCCAGGGTACCCCAGTGGTAGCATTTGGGCAGGATTATGCCATATTGGACGGTTACTCAGATGATACGCTGAGGTTTTCCCAACATTGGGATGAGTACCGTGAATTCCTGCGATACCCGTATGACGTGGAGAACGGTTACCAGGCGTTACTCGAAGCATCAGAGAATGAGGCAGTTGAATGGCGCGATAAGTTTATTGGGGACCAGTTTACAGTCGAGAAGCTAGGAGAAGCATTGAAATGCCTGAATATTTACTGAGATGTAAGAACGGACACGAGCGCTGGGTATGGCAGCCGATGATAACCAAGCAAAGGGTTATTTGCGTGAAATGCGGTTCACGTATGTGGCGAAAACCGCAGGCACCGGCTATTAATTGGAACGGGCTGAAACCATCACAAGGGGAACACTCAGCAGAATTTCAGCACCGATTTAATAACATTGACAGAATACGAGACGAAACGGACGCAAAATACAGAAAGCGAGATGGCAATGATTAAATATATCGTGAAACGCGGATTTGATGATTATAAACCTGGTGATGAATATATCCCAACTGGTGATAAAAACGAGCGGACAATCATTGAATTCTTCTGCTATATTGAGGATGTTGGCTACACCTGCGAATGCGGGCGGAGTTTTGAGAAGCCGCAAGGACTGGCGGCACATAAGCGGTTTTGTAAAGGCTAGTCAATGGACCTGACTGTTATCATCCCAGCCCGTAATGAGAAATACCTACAGCGCACTATTGAGAGCGTGCTTGAGAACATCGAAGCAGATACGGAGATTATTGCGGTTTGTGATGGGTACTGGCCGGAGCCGCCAATCAATGACCATGAGCGGGTAGTGTTGATCCACCATACCGATGCAAGAGGTCAGCGGCAGTCCATCAATGAGGCAGCCAGAATAGCACGGGGAAAGTACATCATGAAGCTGGATGCCCATTGCGCCGTGGCTCCTGGTTTTGACAGGGTACTGATTGAGAGCCATCAGCCCGGATGGACACAAGTTCCCAGGATGTATAATCTGAACGTTGAAACCTGGGAACCGAAAAAACACAAGCGCACTGATTACATGTACATTGGCTTCAACGAGCGGGGAGAAATGAGGGCGCAATATTACACGGGGTCGGATTATAGGCGCTGGCATAAAAGAACAGAAGAAATCGACGGAACCATGTGCTGCATGGGGCCGGGTTGGTTTTTGTCACTTGAAGACTTCTGGAAACAGGGCGGATGTGATGAGACTCACGGCTCATGGGGGCAGCAAGGGATTGAGGTATCACTCAAAGCGTGGCTATCTGGAGGCGCTTTGATGGTCAACAAAAAGACCTGGTTCTCACATTGGTTCCGGGGAAATGAGGGCTTTCCATATCCAATCAGCGGAAACGCAATAAGCAAAGCACGTTCCTATTCCAAGAAATTATGGATGGGTAACCAGTGGGAAGGCCAAACGAAAACAATTGAGTGGTTGGTGAAAAAATTCAACCCGCCAGGATGGGAGCATATCTACATGGACGATAGGGTTAAGCAGGCAAACGGGCTAATGTACCAACATCTGCATCGCAGGCAGCATCACCCGAAATGGAAGGGTATCAACATTCTAAAGATGCCAACCGACTTGTTCTTGTATCATCAGGTAATTTGGGAGACTAAGCCCAAATGGATTGTAGAGACGGGTACCAAGTTCGGAGGTAGTGCTCTATTCTTCCAGGATATGCTTGACCATGTTGGCGAAGGCGGGCGGGTTATCACGATCGATAAGGATTTGAGCCAGGTTAAAGAACGTGACCCGCGGATCATCTACCTGGATGGTAGTTCCAGGGATGAGAAGATTGTCAAGCGGGTCGCGGAAATGGTGAACGGTGAGCCCTGCATGGTGGTCCTGGACAGCGATCACGGGCGGATACACGTAAAATGGGAGTTGAATTATTACGCTCCATTGGTGACGCCTGGCAACTACCTCGTGATTGAAGATTGCTATATCCGCTCTCATCGGGAATATTATCCATTACAGGCCCGTGATTGGTTCTTGTCGGATACCAAGACGGGGCGCAAGTTTGTAAACAGTCACCTGGGAACCGAGTTTCTAGTAGGCGTATGTCTGGGCGGGTGGCTGAGGAGGAAGAATGGTTAGCGGTCGCTGGTACCAGAACGCTGTCATCAATGGTAAGACCATGCCAGCCCAACGCAGGCGAGACACGTCACAACGCCGCTGGAAGGTGTTACTCGAGCCACTCATCCCGCCGGATGGCAAGGGGCGGCTTTTCCTGGAACTGGGGTGCAATGCAGGCTACTATTTACGCATGGCCAGCGAATACGGATACAACACCCTCGGGATTGAACGAGAGGAGCGGTTCATTGAACAGGCGAAATATTGGGAGGCGCAAGAGCCCGCCGGCGTTCGGGTTGAATATGGCGATATCAATGAATACGAAATACCGGCCAACTTCATCACGCTGATGGCAAATGTCCACTATTGGCAGACGCCTGAACAGGTTGAACGTATTGTTGAACAGATGCGGGCCAACTCGCTGTATGTCATCATGGTGAGCAGACATAATACATCAGAGCGGCATTTGTCGGACTGCACAGAGAAAGCCGTCATGGAATGGTTCTCAGAATGGGAATTAGTAGATGGTCGGCGAGACGGTAAATTCTTTGCCCTGATACTCAAAAACCCGGATCTGAGAGAGTATGAGGTAAAAAACCTGTTCAACGTCCAACCATTCAACCGGTCTAAGAAATTTCTGGAGGCCTTCCGTGAGTTCATCGACCTGAACATATCCAGGCGGCGCTACACCTACAACCATACGAAATATTGGAATTATTGCAAATGGCGGGGGTGGCAGCCGAAAGTGAAACATCACAGAACGCTGAGGGGTAAGGTGATGACTATGGAACGCTACGGCATAACCAGGCCAATTGAAGTACACGCAAACGGCATTATGAAAGACGGCAACCACAGACTAATAATGGCGGAGTATTTGGGACTACCTAGAATAATTGGCAGGGTGGTGGATTGAATACCGTCTTATACCTGACCGACAACAGTTTGGACCCGCAGATAGCCGATCTGTGCAAACGTGTACTGGTAAGCGAGGCCGGAAAACTACCTATTGTCAGTGTGTCACAGGAACCGCTTGATTTTGGCGATAATGTCTGTGTTGGCAGAATCGGGCGCTCATGGAAGAGTTTATACATCCAGATATTAGCGGGATTGGAGGCTACCAAGACAGATTGGGTTTTGATTGCGGAACATGATGTACTTTACACAAGCGAACATCTACACTATGAACCAGGAGATCCAACCGTGTTTCATTACAACTCAAACTGTTGGTTGGTGGTAGGTCCTGGAGGGAACCACCC